ATTGCACAGAAACTAAACATTGATGACTACATGGATAGACTAGGTGCATCTCTCGGTATTGACCCAGGTGGTTTAATTAAGACAGATGAACAGATTCAACAAGAGCAAGCTGAAGCACAGCAAGCCCAAAAAGCAGAAATGCAAGAACTACAACAGGCTCAAATGATGGGTGATGTTGTTAAAGGTGCAGCTCCAGAAATGGCTAAAGGTATGAGTGAACAAATGGCTCAGAATCCTGAGATGATGGAGCAGATGCAACAGGCTATAGCTGGTCAAGCGTAACGACACACATTAAGAAGGAAAGACAATGGTAGACGAAGTACAAACTTATCAAGGAGAAGGCGTTCATTCAGCAGGAGAACCTACACACGTTCATGAAATGATAGCCAAAGTAGAAGAACCTATTCAGACATTTGATAATGAAGATGAGATGTACTCTAGAGACGAGAGTAGACCTGAGTGGCTTCCAGAGAAGTTTAACTCTGCTGAAGAGTTAGCACAGGCATATAATAGTTTAGAACGGCAGTTTCACTCAAGTTCAGAAGAAAGACAACAACAAGCAGAACAACAAAGGTTTCAGGATGAAGAGGTTCCTGCAATACAGGAAACCAGCCCATCTCAAGTACAACAAATACTTGATGAGAGGGGATTAGATTTCTCTGTATTTCAAAATGAATACAACAGTACAGGTACACTATCTAAAGAGGCTCTTGATACTTTATCAGCAGAAGGTATTAGTGAAGAGGTAGTTAGTACTTGGATCTCAGGTCAGGAAGCACTTAGGGATCAAAATATAGATACAGTATTTTCTAGTGTTGGTGGAGAACAGAATTATAATAACATGTTAGAATGGGCTAATGATAATCTACAGCCTTCGGAAGTAGAAGCTTTCAACAGCCAAATAGAAAGCTTAGACGCTAACACTCAATTAGCGGTTACAGGACTTTATGCCCGCTATCAAAATTCGGAGGGACTTCCTCCATCATTATTGTCTGGTGAGGTTGGACAGGACATAGCTCCTCGTTACGAATCACTAGCACAACTTACTTCGGCAATGAGCGATCCGAAGTATGCAAACGACCCTGCTTATAGAGCAAGGGTTGTACAAAGGTTGGGTAATTCCAACGTGCTCTAACAAAGAAACAAAGGACAACACCGAAAAGTAAGACTCAGCCTCATGCGTGGGACAACTCTGTACTGAACTTTGTGAGACCTAGATTTCCGAGTTATTAATCAATAACCCTTAATCTAAGGAAAAACAAAATGGCTACAAATTATTCTTCTATATCAAACGACATAGAAGGTGGCATTCATCGTTCTGGTTTAGTTAATGCTGATACCTCAAGAACTGGTGCATCTAGGGAACTATTTCTCAAGTTGTATGCAGGAGAGGTGTTGACGGCATTTGCTTCCAAGAACATAATGATGCCTCTACATCGTGTAAGAACGATTTCAAAAGGTAAATCAGCCCAATTCCCGATGACAGGTAAGTACCGTGATGCGTCTTACCACACACCGGGTAATGAAATCGTACCAACTGCTGCCAAGCAAGGTGAGCGTATTGTTGCAGTAGACGATCTCTTAATTAATGCACAGTTCATCCCTAATATTGATGACGCTATGCGACATTATGACATCAGAAGCATATACACTCAAGAAGCTGGTTTTGGACTATCTAAAGTTGCTGATGAAAATATCTTGAGACTTGCTATTAAAGCATCGTTGTGTGAGAATGCTGCGATTGCCGGAACAGCGGGTATGATTCAAGATCACTCAGCATTTGATGATGAGGACTTCACACCTAACGTAGTGTGTGGAGATGCGGCTGGAGACATTCGTCTTCCGAAGGACATTGTTCAAGCTATTATGGATGCAAGACGCATCTTTGATAACTATAATGTTCCGGGTGATCCATTCGTTGTTATGCCTACAGATATGTACTATGACTTATTCAAAGTCTCAAGTGCAACTGATATGGTTGACTTCGCAATCTTCAACAGAGATGTTGGAGGTGGTGGTTCCATAGCTGGAGGTCAAGTACCACAAATTCTTGGTATGCCGATCTATGTAACTAATCATCTTGGTTACTATAGTTCTGGATCTACATGGGTATCGAACCTGTGGACACAAGCATCTTCTAATGCCGCATTAGTAGCAGCAAGGCCATCTGGTCATAAGGATGGTGCGGCTACAGCACCAGTTCCACTAGCAGATAATGTGGGATCTGGTCGTGAAAGTCAGTATGCTGTTCCAGCGGGAGCATCTACATTGGATTGGGCATCTGGAGATAACCAGTACATTTCCAATGTTGCACTGGAAGTACGTGCACTTGTAATGACTATGGATGCAGTTGCTACTGTCAAGTTAATGGATCTCTCAGTTGAATCTGAGTATCAAATTAACCGTCAGGGTACATTAATGGTATCCAAGTATGCTATGGGTCACAACGTATTGCGACCTGCGGCTGCGGTTTCAATCCATCAATTCAGTTAATAGCTGATAACTCTTAGGGAGTACTTTGTTATAAGGTACTCCCTTTTTTTTACAAGGAAATAAAATGGCTTCACAATCATTACTGAGGATGAAGGAACTGGACGCAGTAAATCTGATGTTGATGACTATTGGTGAGTACAAAGTTAATGACTTAACTAATTTAGCTGGTCGTTCTGATGCTGCTGTTGCACGAGATATTCTAACCAACACATCAAGACAAGTACAATCTAAAGGGTGGACTTTCAATACAGACTTTGATGTCGTACTTAAACCAGATGGATCTACCCAAATGATTGAATTAGGTGGGGATGATTTACGAGTGGACACTACTGCTACAGTAAGAGATAGTACAAAAGATATTGTTGAACGAGCTAATAAGTTGTATGACAGACAAAATAATTCTTTCTTATTTACAGAAAACATAACAGTAAATCTTGTTAAATACTTTAACTTTGAAGATTTACCAGAGGCAGCACGGAGATTCATTGTAATCAGGTCGGCCCGTATTTTTCATGACAGGGTTGTGGGATCAGGTGAGTTACACAGGTTCTTTCAAGAGGACGAAGGACAAGCGTGGTCTGAACTATTAGAATATGAATCTAATGTAGGAGACTACAATATATTTGATACATATGATGTCTACAGAGTAGTAGAGAGAGACAGAGGAACCGCACTTTTATCATAAGGAACAATGCCACTAATATCAGGAACAATCCCAAGTTTAATTAATGGGGTTTCACAACAACCTGCGACACTAAGGTTACCAACACAAGGTGAAACACAGGTAAACGGACTATCTCACATTGCTAGAGGACTAGAGAAAAGACCTTGTACTGAACACATTACTGAGGTATCAGGTGTAACATCTAGTAATAGTGATGATGTGTTTATCCACACCATTAGGAGATCTGAGGATGAAGCTTATGCAATGGTTATTAAAGGTGGCTCAACTAATGGTACAAATGGTGCAACTTCTAATGTTGATGCCTCAGTTAATTTAATTGATCTCACAGGTTATGCAACTGGTGTAGCAGGTGAAGAAGTGTTTATCAGGAGTGCAGAAACAACTGGTAACATAACTGGATCACACAGTTTTTCATCCTTAACATGTACAGGAGCTACATCAAATACTATAACAGCTACAGGTCATAAATTAATAAATGGAGACATAGTTCAGTTCACCACCTCTGCAACCACACTTCCAGCAGGACTAAATTTATTAACACCTTACTATGTAAAAACTAGTAATATAAGTGGTGGAACCTTTGAAGTATCAACTAGTAGTGGTGGAACTACTGTAAACATAACTGATACTGGAACTGGAACTGGAACTCATAAAGTCCAATCATTTACTGATATTCAGTCGTACCTGAGTAACTTTGGTTCAGATGAGGTATTCAAACCAAATAAACTCTCAGCCACAACAATTGCTGACTTTACATTCTTACTGAATAAAACTAAAGTAGTAGAGCAAGACACAACTGTTACCACAGAAGACAGGGACTATGAGTCTCTTGTTTACTTTAAAATTGGGGACTATGGTGCTGACTATAAGATAAATATTAAAGAGTTTAATGTGTACACGGCTGCTTGGAATGAAGCTAATCCAACCGATACTGGGGCATTAGGTGAGATGAATAACTCATCTTTAAGACAAGAGTGGTCATTTCAGTTTAGGACTCCAGATAACAAAGTTAAGTCTCAAATTGGAAAGGGTACTTCTGGTAATAATGAATCACTAAATAATCAACAAACAGTTGCAGTATCAAATATTGCATTCAGTTTATTTTGGGGTGATGAGAAAACTAAGATTGTTAAGTGTGATCTAAATGTTGGTAGTGGTACCGATGATCCTGCCACAATTAATGTTTCTGGTGCACAGACTGTTACTAATGCACCCGGAGCATCTTCAGCAACAACCGCTCTACTTGATGAAGCTGTTTATACAGGTGACATGGCTGTTCTAGGTAAGGGGACATACACAAGTTCTACTGCAAATGGTAGAGATGAAACCAGTACTAGTCCAACTACTGGAAATGTTCTAAGTACCGCTTACCAGATTGGCGAAGGACTACAAGGGTTCTCAAACACTCATAGTGGGACAGCAGGGCCGGGAGAAAAGCATCCTAACTTCTCAATTAGTAACGCTTCAGGTGCTGATCTAGGTGGTGACGAGAGTATTATCCACATTAAAAACAATCAGTACCCATTTACAGTAGAAGTAACAGATGGTAAAGGTGACTCGTACATGAGAGCACTTAATGGGCATGATGAGGTAGCACAGTTTGGCTACTTACCGGGGTCTAAGGTTCCATCTGGCTTCATTGCAAAAGTCTCTGGTGACAGGTCTAGTGGACAGGACGACTATTATGTTGCATGGAAGGATGGTGTATGGAAAGAAACTACTAAACCTGTGTATCCCGGTGGAACTACTGACCATTCTCATGCTGAATTATTGGTAGAGGCACGGACAACAATAAAAGGTACCACTATGCCAATACAATTATTTAAGAATTTTGGCACAGTAAATGGAGTAGCTGACCAGATATACTTTGTTCTTTCAACAGTAGATTGGGGAGTACGAGAGAAGGGTGATAGTGGTACAAACCCATTTCCATCGTTTGCAAACTATGATGGGGCAGCTGTTTACACTATTAATGATATATTCTTCCACCGAAACAGGTTAGGCTTTGTGTCTGATGAGAACGTGATACTGTCTGAGGTTGGATCATACTTTAACTTCTTTCACACTACAGTACTGTCTGTTTTAGATACAGCAGTAATTGATGTGGCAGTTAGTAATAACCAAGTTGCTATACTTAAATCTGCTATCCCCTTTCAGGAAAGCCTCATATTGTTCTCAGATCTCCAGCAGTTCAAACTAACTTCTGACCAGTTCCTTACCCCTACCTCAGTAACTGTTGATGTCTCAACCAATTTTGAGACCTCTACGGACACAAAGCCAGTTGCGGCTGGTAAAACTATCTTCTTTCCATTTCAACGTGGGGCATACTCAGGTATCCGAGAGTACTTCAT